CTATAACAAAGGTAAAAAGTGTAAAAATCATGGGAGGAGTTAAAATAATGGCAAAACACAATCTCAGAGAGCTTGACGAAGGGCAACTTCAGACGATGTGGAACTTCTTGAAGTTGCAACGCAAAAACACCTGCACTAAAGAGGATGTCAGGATACTTAAAGAGCATCTGGACATCATCCGGCAAGCAATGGTACAGAAAACAGCTGGTCAGAGAGATACTGACCCAGATACATATGTTGATTTTGTCGACATTGGCACATATATCAACTTTGTTGTAATTGAGACGTTGCAGTTACGTATATATGGTGGTTTGGATGCGTTGGAAGAGGTGTTGCCGGATGAAGAACACAAGGATGATAAGACGTGAATGGT